AAGATCCATATCAAGGCGAGATCCAGCAAGGAAGAAGACGAGCTGATCAAAGAAGTCCTGGTCAAATTTTGGAAACGCCAGGCAAATTCAGTTCTTCCGAAGCTTGGAGCAAAAGCCGCGGAATGGTGGGACGCTGACCGATGGAATGATGAACTTGCCGAAGATCTGGAACCGCTGTTTGACCGGATCGCAGACGCGCACGGGAAAGAGACGGCGGACGCCATCGGGTTTGATTATGACACCGGCCGCACGCGCAAGTACTTAGCCGCAATGGCAGCAGGGCGCGCGCTGGCAATCAATTCCGCGACACAGCGGAAACTGCAGGCCGCGATCGACTCCGAAGACGAAGAGGACACGCCGGCGAACGTCTTCGAGGTAAGAGAAGGCAAGGACGCGGGAACGTTCGGCAGGGTTCTGGCTTCCAGCGCGGCAGGATGGGCGGCGATTCATGAGGCACCACAGCAGGCGGAAAGCTTCGGGATCCATAAGACGGTGGAAAAACGCTGGATCACCGGCGAGAATCCGCGGCCGGAACACGCACTGATGAACGGCGAGACAGTGCCGATTGATCAGCCATTTTCCAACGGGTGCGAGTGGCCAGGCGATGAGGCCGGCAGCCCTGAAACGACATGTGGATGTAACTGCACAACCGAAGTAATCATCACGGTTAATTAAAGGGGGACATTATGGCACATAAATACAAATCATTTGAGCTGAAAGCAGACGCGGACGCGGGCACGATCAGCGGTTATTTTTCGACTTACGACAGGATCCCGGACAGCTACGGCGATGTGATCGCACCGGGAGCGTTCACCGACACGATCAAGGCACGGAAAGAAAGCGGGCATCCGTTCCCGCTGTGCTGGAATCACGATCTTGATCAGATCATCGGCGCTGTGGATCCGGAAGACATTGAGGACATGGAGAAAGGGCCGCACATGGTCGGAAAGTTTTTCAATTCGGCACTGGCACAGGAAAAACGCGAGATCGTGAAAAGCGGTGTGGTCTATCAGTTCTCATTCGCTTACGACGTTTTGGAAGAAGGACCGGTCACGCTGGAAGACGGGACGAAGGCGAACGAACTGCGGAAGCTTGATCTGTTCGAGGTTTCCATTGTTCCGATCCCGGCCAACCAGAACGCAGTGATGACAGAGGTTAAGAGCGAGGAACCGGACCAGAAGAACGAAGAGCCGGAACAGAAGAGCGGCAGACGCAACAGCAAGGCGGATGCGGACAAACTGGAACAGGCCGTTGCGCTGATTCAGGAAGTACTGGGTCAGCTTGGCGATACAGAAGAAGCAGCAGTCGAGGGAGAGGACGAAGCAATGGACAATGCGGCGGCAGAGGATCCGGAGCAGAGCAATCCGAAGAAGGCGGCACTTCTGGACACTATCAAGGCAATTGAATTGGAGGGTTAGACATGACCATGAAAGAGCAGCTCGCGGAAAAGAAAGCGGCCCTTCTTGCACTCAAAGCAGACATTGAGGAAGGCAAGGAAGAAGCCATCGCACAGGGCGAAGAACTTTCCGCGGCAATCGAAAGCATTAAAGCAAGCATTGAGCAGGCCGAAAAAGCACAGGAACTTCTGGAGCAGATCGGCGCAGAAGAAAAACCAGTTGAGGAGGGCAACGAAATGGAAACCAACGGACTTAAAAGCATGAATTTTGACGCAATGAAAGCTGCACCGGGATCCGCCAGCACCTACATCAAGGCGGCAACAGACAACGAGGTCACAACCCCGATCGTTAACTACAGCCAGAACGTGGCCGGCATCCAGGGCGAACTTGGTGTGCGTGATCTGTTTTCCGCTGAAGCTATTTCCGGAAACGCGCTGACGTTCTACCGCCTTGGGGCACTGGAAGGCACGATTGCCAGCACCACTGCAGAAGGCGCTAAGAAGAGCCAGGTCCATATTCCCTATACGCCTGTTACGGTCGCGCTTAACAAGATCGGCGCATATTTCAAAGAGACAGACGAGCTTCTTTCTGACGCCGCTTTCCTCGAAAGCGCAATCAGAAGCCGCGGCATCTTTGAATTCAACAAGGCAGTTGAAAACTACATCGTTAGCACACTGCTTGCCACATCCGGCGTTCAGACTGGTGGAAACACGATCACTTTCGACAGTATCCTTGCGGCAAAACAGGATATTTTCGCAGACACCGGCTATACCCCGGACGCGCTGATCATCAACCCCGCTAACTGGTCTACTCTTCTGCAGACCAAAGACAGCAACCTGCAGTACCTTCTTGGCGGTCCGGCTTATGGTTCCTACGGCAACGGCGCTTACAACAGCAATCCCCGTATCTGGGGCCTGAATGTTGTCGAGTCTGCCGCGGTTCCTTCCGGCAAGTGCGTTGTTGGCGCGTTCAAGGCAGGTGCTTCCATCGTGTCTAAGGCAGGCGAGGGCCTTCGTGTTGAGGTTTCCAACAGCAACGAAGATGATTTCGTCTACAACCGCGTCACGGTCCGCATTGAGGAAAGACTTGTTGCGGCGATCAGAATGCCGGCTGCGTTCGAAATCGTGGGGGAATAAGTCCCGGTGGCGAAAGTAATGTCGTCGGCACCGGGCAAGCCGATTTCATGACATTAAGAAGTTGAGAAATGAGGTGAAATAATGGCTTACGAACCTACTAATTGGAGCAGCGGCGATGTCGTCACTTCCGCGAAATTAAACAAACTGGAACAGGGTGTGGCAGATGCGAATGCCGTTCTTGTCGTGAGAGAATCCTGGAACGAAAGCAGTTATGTGTGGGATTGCACATATGAGGCAATTTATCAGCACATGTCAAACGGCGGGGCGGTTGTCTTGATTCCCGCATCGTCAAACGTGCCGGAGCCTGTCATGAATGTTATTTTCGATGATGATCTTGAAGTCTTTGCGGCTGAGTCCGCAAACGCGAACACTTCATTTTCATCGCCTCGTTTGCAGATTACAAGACACACGCTGAGCGGCGAAAACGTGGTGGAAATCACGCACACCTATTACAGTTTGACGGCGGTTAATTGAGCTGACAATGCTGTCGTGAGGAATGGAACAATTAACAACATGGGGTCGCGATTGCGGCCCCTTACTTTGAAAGGGTGGAAATAATGCTTAAAATCTACCAGATGCCGAACGGCAGAAAGTACCAGTTCGAAGAAGGGGAAGCGCCGGCGTGTGCGGTCCTTGTCGAAGCTGAGAAGAAAGCCGAACCGGCAAAGAAAGCAAAGAAACCGGCGAACAAGTCCAGAAAGGCGGCCACAAAATGAGCCTGTTAACAAATTGGGGGTACACGCTGACGGCTGCGGATGAGCTGCCAGATGTAATAACCCTTGACGAATTTAACACTTATACCGGCGGGCGATATGCGGCGGAATCTGACCGGATCACGGCAGAAATCAGCGCGGCAAGTGCTGGCATTCGGGCGTTCTGCGGGTGGCATCTTTATCCTTCGATGGCTTGCGAGCTGAAAACCATTCTTTCAAAACTGCGCATCAGCCACGTTGGAAACGATCTGGTCATTCAGTTGCCGGCGCGCTATGTAACAGCGGTCGAGTCGGTCACGATCGGCGGGCAGGAGTACACGGATTTTTACGCGGATCCTAACGGGGATCTGACTGTATTTCATGCCTATTGCGGACTGAGCCAGAACGCTGTTGTGGACATCGTTTATACCGCGGGCCTTCCGGATGCACTTATGGCACCAATCAAGGAGCTGGCGGCGTATCGGGTGACGCACGCGGTGGCGGTTCCTGCCGGCATCACTTCGGAGGCTTCCGGCGGTGTGTCGGTTACTTACAACGCAAACTGGATCAACAACGCACGGGCAACAGGGCTTGCTTCTGACAACAAGGAACTGCTGGCGCCGTACCGTCTGCAGGGGGTGTTCTAGATGCTTTCGTTTTGGACGCAGACCATTACACGAATTCGTCCCGGCGAAATGACAGTTCGCGGTTCCGTGGTTCCGGACTGGGATCATGTTGAAACGTTGACGATTCCGGGCTGTTCCGTTCAGCCGGCAAGCACAAGCCTGTCACAGGATGGGCGCGTGCTGGGCGTGCAGGACGGGCTGACGGTATACGCACCGGCCGGCATCGATGTTAAAGCCGGTGATCGGATCCAGTACGGCGGCAACGTGTACACCATCAACGGCGACCCGCTTGATTGGCCGGCGGCTGGTCGGCTTCAGCATATTCAGTTGAACCTGCAGAGGTGGCGCGGATGAGCACACAGATCACACTAACATTTAATCCCGCTGGGTTTGCCGAATGCCTGGAAGGGCTTTCCGGACAGGTTGAGGCAGAAGCGGAAAAGATAGCGGCAAGAGCTAACGGCCTGATCACGAACGGCGCCGGGTTCGCGGTGGAACTTTCGAGCAAACCGCGGTTCCTTGATCCGTCGTATGGCGTGACAAGACCGGTGGCAACAGTTTATGCCCTGGACGATGCAACAGCAGCGGAAGAGGCAGAAAACAAGATTCTTAGCAAGGCGGTGGGAACATGATCATCAACAAATCCGTTGATATTGAGGACGAAATCCGAAAAGCGTTAACGAATTATCTGACGGTTTATTGCCGCCCGCTTCCTGCAGAATATGCATTGCCGCATATCTTGATCACACAGGTTGGAGGCGCGGACGTGAACACCATTGACACGTTCGAGGTTGTTCTGGATTCGCGGGCAAAAACCGAAGCAGAAGCAATTAACTATTTGAATACGGCAACGGCGATTTTGAAAGGCGCGGCCGGAGAGCAGACAACGGCGATTCGGTTCGTGGCGGTCAATTCCCTGGGATCCTGGGGGAATGATCCGGTGCGGCCTGATCTGGCGATGTGTTCCGCGCGTCTGTCGGTCGTTGCACATCAGAACAAAATGGAGGTTTAAAAGATGGATGTAAAACTTGGTCTTGGTCGAGCTACCGGAATGTTTTACCATGCCCCTGCCGGAACGGCGCTTCCGACACATCCGGGCGAAACACTTGCTACGGCTTGGAAAGAGGTAGGCAACGTTTCCGCAGACGGCATCACGCTTGCTACAGACAAATCCACTGAGTCGCTTAGAAACTGGGCAAATGCCATTAAGCGCGTCATCATGACTGAGCACACGGAGACGATCCAGTCCCCGATCATGGACACGACAGAAGAGGCGCTCAAAACTGTTGTTGGCGCTGAGAACGTTACCACGACAGCAGCAACGCAGGAGCACGGTTCCCTTGTCAACGTCAATCTTTCCGCCGGCAGCCTTCCGGCAGAAGAAGCGTTCCTGTGGGTCATGAAGGACGGCGATGCCATGATCTGCATCGGCTGTTCTAAAGGTCAGGTCATGGCGGTCGAGAACGTCAGCTTTGCACCTGGTGGCGCTATCACATGGACGCCTACGATTACGGCGCTTGACGATGGCTTCCAGATGATTATTGATGAAGGCGACGCAGCCTAATTTGCAGCAATAAGGGAAAATGGAGGGGCAAAACATGGCAGAATTCACGCTTAAAGAAAGACCGAAGAAAACCTTAAAGGTTAATATCGGTGACGAATCCTTCGAAATTCCGCTTGCGGGATCCTTAACACCGGAAGAAGCAGCACCGCTTGACACACAGGCGGGAACCATCGAGTTCTTCCAGAAGTACTTATCCGAAGAGGTCAAACACATCCTGGTAATCGACGACTACAACGAACTGACCAAAGCGTGGATCAAGGCTTCGAAGGTTTCCGGGGGTAAATCCGCGGGGGAATAATTAGCCTTGCGAAATCCGTTCTGGAGCACCGCGAGGCGATCCAACATGACTTGCTTGTTGAAACTGGCCATGAACTTGCAGACGTGGGGCGCGTTCTATCCTGGGACGCGCTTTCCGCGTTTCTGCACCACATCAAGCCGGAATCAGCAGTGGCAAGAGAAATCAATCCGGAACTGTCGCAGTGGACCAGCACGGTGAAGACCAATGCGATACTTGCGGACATCTACGATATTTTGGCCGCGATCAACGCTAATTTGATGGCGATCGGCAGCGGAAAGAGGGCGCGAAAGCCTAAACCATACCCGCGGCCTAACAGCGGCAAAGAGAAAGAAGACAACAAACAGCATTTCGGCAGCGGGGCACTTCC